CCATGCTGGCAGTGTGGCAGACACTTAATTGCCCCTACTACCTTCCTGAGCATACATATTATAAATACCACATTAAACATATATTACATATATATAATGCGTATCTAAATACGTATGCGGTCAACCTATTGTAAGTAAGTACTAACATACCATTGCTGGCATGATATCTGCATGGGTGACGTATTACGTCACATTGTGACGGCGTATTACGTCACATTGCGAGTTTATAGGATGGATTGCCTAGTGCGAACAATGGCACAATGCTTGCATATTATGCAGTACCGCGCGTCCCGGATGGTCGCACTATATATAGAGGAATTTATAATGAACAACATTTATGAAAACGTGACAAATAGCATAATCGAACAATTGGAAAAAGGCGCCGCACCATGGATTAAACCCTGGCGCGTAGACTCCAGCGCTGATAAGAATTTCATTAGCCAGAAACCCTATCAGGGAATTAATCGGTTGTTGCTCGGAATGGCGAGCATGGCCAAAGGTTACAGTAACCCATCATGGGCAACTTATAAACAATGGAACGACGCTGGAATTCAAGTAAAAGCCGGAGAAAAAGCCACGCATATTGTATTTTTCAAGCCGGTATCCGTGAAAACAAATGCCGAAACCGGAGAAACAGAATCCAACTATTGCGTAATTCGAGGTTATGCTGTTTTCAACGTTGAGCAAACCGACATTCAAATTATCCCGACAGAAAAGCCGGAAGGGGAATTCAACCCTATCCCGGCTTGCGAAGATCGCATTATTAAGACTGGCGCAACAATATCGCATGGTGGAGACGCGGCTTTTTACATGCCTAGTCAAGATCGCATTCAATTACCGCATAAAACAGCTTTCGATAGCGAAGCAAACTACTATGCAACGGCCTTTCATGAGCTCGCACATTGGACAGGCGCAAAGCATAGGTTAAACCGGGAATTGGATAAGGGGAAATACGGTAACCCTGCCTATGCTTTTGAAGAATTGGTAGCGGAAATGTCCGCGGCCTTTCTCTGCGCGGATTACCGCATCCAGGGCGAGCTGCGCCATGCCGGATACATTGAAAACTGGCTAAAGGCCTGCCGCGACGATAGCAAAGCTATTTTCAAGGCCGCAGCCCTGGCGCAAAAAGCCGTAGACTATATCCAAGCACTAGATGCTACAGCGGAAAGCATAGCGGCTTAATAGTGCTACCTGCTAGCATCTTATCCGTGATAGGATGCTAGCGGATTATCACTAGATAATCATTTATAACCATTTATAGGAATTTACTTATGAAAATCACTATTGATCGCAATGCTCTGAAAGCCATTTCCCGTTTCGCAGCGGTAAAAGACATCCGATACTACCTTGTCGGCGTGTTAGTCGAATCTAACCCGCTGGAGACGCGTTTATGCGCCACGGACGGGCACACGCTGGCGGTACATCGTGCCGCTGCCAAAGGCGATAATGAGGGCGAATGGACGGGTATCTTGCCTTTGGACGCGGTGAATACTTTGCTCAAGATGAAACCCGCGATGAAATCGTTAAAAGATGAACCGATTACACTCTCGATATCGGATTCCGGCGAGATTCGGTGCGACTGGAATGGGCAAAGTATTATCACCCGCGCCATCGATGGCACGTTTCCCGATTATCGTCGCGTTATTCCGTCAACCCTGGACGGTCAAGCCTGTTGGATCAATCCAGATTACCTTGTCCGCATTGTGGACGCTGCAAAAGATATCGGCGCAGGGTTTACTTTCGGTTGGGGCGGCAATAGCTGTTCTCTAGCCTATATTGGCCAGGATATGCTAGTTGTTGTGATGCCAATGAGAACCGATCTCACCACCGACGCGGGACGCGCACCATGGGCGAAAGCACCTTTGCCGGTAGTGCAAGAAATTGCCCATGAAACCGGCCAGGACGCCCCTGTAGCCGCGACAACCGTTTAGCAGTACTCTCTCCCTGCCCTTTGGCAACAGAGGGCATGGGGGCGATTCTGCCCATTTATCTATTTATAGGGGGTTATATGATTAAGTGGAATGTCATCAATGACTGTCCGGGGCATATCGTGGGCTACCGCGCGATTGTGGACGAGGACGGCTATACCGTGGTCGCACCCTCGCCCATGGGTGCGGATAACGCCAGGCTAATCGCTGCCGTGCCCGATATGGTGGCTGCCCTGTCCCTGCTAATTAACGGGGACGGGAAGCCTGACGAGTGCCCTCGCGCCATGGCTGCAGCCCGTGCAGCCCTCTTGAAGGCTAAGGGGGACGCATGACCGCCCCATGGCGCAGGACTGCCAACGACCTGCTAGGTTGGTTCGCCCTGGTTCCCCTAGCTGCACTGCTAATTGCAGGGTTTTGGATGACAGTGGTACTACTTTTTTCTATAGGGGGTTAACATGAAATATCGAGATAACATGACAAAGGAAGAAATGGATCACCTAATGGGAGAGGTTGCCGCCCTGGATGCCGCCTATGCCTCCGCTGACGCCTATGCTGCCGCTGCCGTCCATGATGCGCCGGATGACGAATGGGAGGACGAAATGGGAACCCTGCGCCGCGCCGCCCTCAGTCGGGGGCAACCATGAACGAAGAAATAAAGCTGCTGGGACACGACCTGATCCGCAAGGGTGACAAGTGGGTTGCCTGTTTCGGGGAGGATTACGTTGTCCATTTCACGCAGCCCACGGGTTGCGGTTGGAGCGCCCGAAAACCTTTCGCCCTTGAGCCGATTGCCCATGAGAAAACCCTGGCGTTATGCCTGCACAATGCCCTGCGCCACTATGAGGCGCGGAGCGCAGAAACCAGGGAGCGGGTTGCTAGGAAGTTAGCTGACCCGATTGTGCAAAAAGCACTGGCAAGGGGTTGACAGCACCATGGGATTATGTGTTAGCATCCGTTTGTCTGTGAGAAAGAACAGGCCGCGTGTGGAAGCGCGAATGTATCCAAGCGAACCCCTACGCATGGGTTTCGGTTGTGTTGAGCTTCTTGGATACGCTCACCTCCACCGCGACCTGGAACCCAGTCGTAGGGGTTTTTTTTCGCAGTCCGTCAGGGCGCGTTAGCTTCATGCCGGTGGTCGGGTGAACCCAAGATATGACCAACAAACAAATCCGGGCAAGTGTGGCCCATAACACCCGGTCAGGTGATACCAGCCCTGAATGCTGGCAGACAAGCAGTAGACCTTAGCAGGTGCGTATCACCTGATAAGGGCAATACCTATGGTCAAAAATGAAAACTTACATCGAAGTCCCTTACGCACAAAAAGACAATGCCAAAGCATTAGGCGCACGATGGGATATGGCAAGGAAGTCCTGGTATGTCCCTGATGGCGTTGACCTGATGAAATTCAAACGATGGTTACCCAATGACATGGGTAAGTATTGGAGTAAGCTATCAAAAAGAAGTAGTAAGCACCTGTAACACTTAGTAGCATAACCATGTATCAATAACTTATAGGAAAAAAATATGTCAGACCGATTCTGTATCAATTGTGAATTTTTTCAGAAATCACTCATCCGTGAGGACGATCCGCTCTACGCGAGGTGCAGCCGATCCCCCGAGGTCAATCCCGTCGATGGAAGTCAACTGATGCCGTTCTGTGACACCGAGCGCCATTCTGCTGGTAGATGCAAACCAGAAGGAATCCACTTCAAAAAAAAGAAAGTGAGTTTCCCAGATCACAGGGAATATCCACCACCATCGTTTGATGGTGATTTGGATTTGACCGGAAAACCATTGAAACCAGGAACTTAAAATGCTATTCGATATCTATGTAAACGATGCAAAAATAGAACAGGCAATCCGAATCAGGAATATCTCTAAAATCAATCTCAGCATCAATGTAGATGTTGATGATTTATTTGATTTTGTAGAACAATTCGGAAAATTAAAACAAACTGATTTTGATAACCTAAAAGAATTTATCAATGCCTTGGAGAAAAATAATGGCTGACTTCTCACCTGAAAACAGGAACTCTGCAATCTGGTCGGGCGATGCTCGGCGCATTGCATCCGGGCGCATCGGTCAAGTATGGCTGGAAAAAACCGGCCAGAAAGAAATCGAGGACATTTCTGACCAGGAAAACGTCCAATGGGGATTGAGGCTCCAGGCTCCGATTGCCACAGCAGTCGCTGACAGGCTCAACATCCGGCTCAAAGAGCTGGACATTGAAGGCACTCACCATAAGCACCCATGGATGCGAAGCCACTTTGACTATGTGAGCGAGGACAATAAAACTCTATTTGAAATAAAAAATTATTCGGCGTACAACAGGGATAAATTCGGTGATAACGGATCAACGCGCATTCCCGACGCTGATTTGGCCCAATGTATCCACGAAGCTGCGGTGTTCAATGTTCAAAATGTAAATCTTTGCGTTTTGTTTGGAGGCGCGGAACTGTGCATTTATCCCATAAACATTGAAGATGCCCACAAAGAAGTTTTGATCCAGCAGGAAGCAGAACTTTGGGCTGCGATTCAAACGCGCACTCCACCAGCAGCAAGACATCCAGACGATTTAAGAGCGATTATGAAATCCGATGATGGAACGTCAATCGTCGCAACGCCCAACATTGAAATGGATGCGATGCAACTGCGAGCTATCAAGGATCAGATTGCGAAACTTGAAAAAGATGAGATAACACTCACCACTCGAATCATGACTTTCATGGGGAAAAAATCAATTCTTGATGGAAATAACGGAACTTTGGTTACGTGGAAGCAAGCAAAAAACTCCATGAAATTCGATGCCAAAGCATTTGAAAAAGCATTACCCGAAACCTATAAAATGTATGTCAAAGAGGTTGAAGGTTCCAGAAGGTTTTTGGTGAAATGAAACACGGTATTGATTGGAAAAAAAAATATGTTAAGGTTGGAGATGTAGTTGCAATTTATCCGTTTGAACATCGGGGGAAACCCTATGTCGGTGTGGTTGATAAAGTACATAAAAATCATTACGGTAGGATAAGTTATTACGTCGCTGGAAATCTGGTATGCGCTGAGGAACTTTTCCCAGGAAAAAACCAGAAAAAACTAAAAATCCCATTTATTAAAAAGGAATCAAAATGAGTAATGCACTGGTAACGATGGATGAAATTCAATTCATGGGCAATGCTGTTGCCAAAAGCGGTTTATTCGGAATGAAAAATGCAGATCAGGCAATTGCTTTGATGCTGATTGCCCAGGCCGAGGGTATGCACCCGGCAATCGCCGCTAGGGACTATCACGTTATTCAGGGCAGGCCAGCTCTCAAAGCTGATGCAATGCTCGCTCGATTTCAGTCTACAGGTGGAAAAATTAACTGGGACGTTTACACCGACCAAGAGGTAAAAGCCACGTTTTCTCATCCGGCTGGCGGCGGGGTGACAATTTCTTGGACAATAGATCAAGCCAAACGCATTGGTTTGGCAGAAAAAGATAATTGGAAAAATTACCCCAGGGCCATGCTCCGAGCGAGAGTCATCAGTGAGGGAATTCGGACAGTTTTCCCTGGTTGCGTGGTTGGCATTTATACGCCGGAGGAGGTTCAGGATTTTGATGTTCAACGCCCACCGGTTAAAGACATGGGTAACGTGCAGATCGTCGATGCTGCGGACGTTAAAAAACCTGTCATGAGCACTATCGAGGATATGCCTGATAATGTGATCGAAGAATGGGAATTTGTTGTTCCAAATAAAGGATCAACGGTTCTCAACTCCAAAGCGGATTGGGTAAGCGCATTCATGGAAATGGTAAACCGCGTGGTATCTAGCAAAATGCCAGCGGATCAGAAAGCGGAAAAACTAGATCAGTTGAAACGTTCCAACACAACAACGTTTCAGCGAATTGGATTGGTTGAAGCCAGCAGCATTTACGCTGAGATTGCAAAAAAAATAAAGGTGGAGGATCAGTCTGAAAAAAAGTCTCAGTCGGTACAGGAGTGGGCCGACGAGTTCAACAAGGAAATAAACAAACAAATTTAATTCTATCAATGTTGCGTAGAGGGCCGATCACTCCCATGGATGCTCTCAGAGATGCAAAATGTATGAGGCTTGCGGCTCGCATTGATGATTTAAAACGTGAAGGACATTCCATTTCAATGGAAATGATTAATGACAGGGGAAAACGATATGCAAGATACAAATTGATAAAGGAAAATAATGGATGATTTTCAATACAAAACCAAACGAGTCATCGAGGGAAAAGGTGCGCTTTTTACTAACTTTGACAAAGTAGATGAACATTCGCCTGATTTGAAAGGGGAACTTTTATATAAAGGAGAATTGATAAAGATTGGTGGATGGATACGACATACGGAAAAAGGAATGTTGATTTCAATTGGTGTTGATAAATTTAAAAGGAATAGAGATGACTAAAGCACCCGAAGAAGGAAAAGGAGTTTTATTTTCCAGCGACAAAAGGGGTAATGAACGAGCGCCAGATTTTAAGGGACAAGTCATGGTTGATGGGAAAATAATCAAATTGAGCGCATGGAAAAGAATGAGTGCTTATGGTGAATTAATTTCTTTGTCAGTGAATCAATTTGCAAATCAAGCAAATCAATACCCAAAAGAAATTAATCGAAAAGATGAGGACGTTCCATTCTGATGAATAAAATATTTATAGCGACGCCCATGTATGGCGGTCAATGCACCGGGTTTTATGCTCAGTCATTGATTCAACTGAACAACCTACTCAAAACACAGGGTGTTGATTGTGTAATGAGCTTTATGTTCAATGAATCATTGATTACAAGAGCGCGGAACGCATTGGCACACAACTTTTTGAAATCGGATGCAACGCACCTTATGTTCATTGATGCGGACATTCATTTTCAGGCACATGATATTTTGCCAATGATCGAATCAGACGTTGATATCATCTGCGGAATTTATCCAAAGAAAGAAATTAACTGGCAAAGTGTCAAGGATGCTTTTGATGCCGGAGTTCCTGTCGATCAATTAAAAAATCATACGGGACAATTCGTCGTCAATCTGGTTGATTACTCACCAAGCGTTACTGTACCAATCAATCAACCTGTCGAAATATGGAATGGTGGTACGGGGTTCATGCTTATCAAGCGTCAGGTTTTTGAACATCTTGCAGACAAAGTTCCCGTCTACGTCAACGATGTAACTGACCTATCTGGAAGTATTAAGCAAGACGAAATTAAAGAATACTTCGCCACCAGCATAGAGGACGGAACCCGTAGGCTGCTTTCTGAAGATTATCATTTCTGCAACCTTTGGCGGCGCTATGGAGGGAAAGTCTACGCGGCTCCCTGGGCATCCTTGAGACACATAGGAACCTATTCGTTTGAAGGACAGTTGTTGCAATCTGCCAATCCATGAACGCTAATCAACGCGGGAAACGTAACCGTCAGCGCGGCCAGGAAGGGGAGCGGGAGATTGCTAATCTATTAACGGATGTGTTAGGATATAAAGTCAATAGGCTTTTAGGCCAAGAGCGCGATAAAGGTGCTGATATTTTGACTCAGCCGTATAGATGGGAGATCAAACGCCGAAAACGTATTGGATTAATTTATGAATGGTTGGAGGAGGCTCAAAAAAGCCTCCAAAACGAGTCAGAACGCCCTGTAATCGCTTTTCGGGCAGATGGTAAGGGTTGGCTAGTTGCCATGCCCATTGAGGAAGCTATAAAACTTATGAGAGAAGAAATCCATGAAACCAATGTCAAATCAAGAGAAGCTGGAAAAGTCTATTAACTACGTTCGCAGTAGGGGTATTTATTTACTTGATGGGGGGTTTACTCCAACAACATCTATAAATACTGATGTATCAAAAACTATTGAAAGGTATAGAAAACATCTTCTAAAGAATGAATGCGCTGAACAAGTGAAAGGCGCGTGATGGACATACATTCTTGCTCATACTTCTGTGATCGCCCCAATTGCGTCAGGGCGCAGCGAGATGAACTTCGCGCTAAGGTTGAATCTCAAAGCGAAATCATTGCCGAGCTGACATTTAACCAGCGCCTACAAGATGCGGCTACAGCGGCAGCGCAGGAACGCGCAGAGAAAGCGGAGGCGGCGATAAAGACGCACAACGAACGGTGCATACATAACTGCAACTTGCGAGCCAAATACGGCGTATGTGGGCATCGAAAGGTAAATGGGGATTATATTTATCCAAACAACAAGGAGTGCATTGATTGTCCTAAAGAACACATTATTCAATTGGAGTGAAAGTATAAGTAACTAAAATTTGCGAAGAAGTGTTTTGCAATCTGCGTTCCCCAGATTGGGCATATTTATCAAAAGGAGAAAATCATGAAAAAGCTGGTTCAACAAGTCGACGGTGAAGGTCTGGAGAAACTGATCGGTGAGCGTGTCACGTTTTTCTGTCTCAACTATATTTACACGGGGAAACTTGCGGGTGTGAGTGAAACGTGCGCGTTGCTAGAAGACGCCTCGGTTGTTTACGAGACTGGTGCATTCACTGATAACAACTGGAAAGACGCGCAAAAACTTCCGAACGATTGGTACGTACAGCTGGGGGTGATTGAGTCGTTCGGGATTCTGAAGTAAAAAACCGGCCCAGACATCAAATGAAAAAACCTCTAAAGCAAAAATGGTTTGGGTCTAGGTCTTGGTCTGGGTCTTTGTCTAGGTCTAGGTCTGGGTCTTTGTCTAGGTCTAGGTCTGGGTCTAGGTCTAGGTCTGGGTCTTGGTCTGGGTCTGGGTCTTGGTCTGGGTCTTGGTCTGGGTCTTGGTCTGGGTCTTGGTCTGGGCCTCAACGTTGGTGAGAACTTTAATTAAAAATTTACCGGCATCCCCAACGTCGTCTAGCGGCTTTGCCTCGCTCACCTGTCCAACCTTTACTACGGGCGCAAAATGATTTGTGTCGAGGCCCAGACTTTTGTGGTGCTTGCAGGTTTGATCCTGTTTCCCTGTTATATTTGCGCCTACCTTTGGCGGTTAAACCTCCGCCTTGAGAAACGGATAATTTCTCTCCTCTACCAACAGAAAGGTTGGTGGATTTCTTAGCCACGGCGCATCTTCCTTTTCATTGCGGTTTTGGCTGATTGACGGAATGCTTGGGCAGTCGGATAACCTTTTTGACCTGGCTTCTTGGCGGGCAAGCCCAACTTCCTGCGTCGGTTGATGTTGTAATACAGACCTTTTTTAACCATATCAAGCCCCTAGATAAACAGACCGTTCGTCATTGCGGCGAGTTACCAGACCCTTGAGAATTTTACCGCCAGCCTTGGTATAAAGTAAGAAAGCATCCGCAGCACCCTCAAAGTCCTCTCGGTTATGCTTCATTCGGATGCTAGAACGCTGCAACGTCCCTAAACCAAAGTTAAAACTGATTGAAACGAGTGCGTCAAAGCGATGCTGAGTAAGACCCACAGGACACAATCGCTCCACTCCCGCTTCAAAACGCGCAAGGTCGTGGCGTAATATCTCATCGACTTCCCCCGAAGTAAATGTCTTGTTCCAAGTATCAGGAAGGGTTTTACCATCACCAATTAAATGACCTACGCCAACAGTCCATAAACCAATAGCATCTTGATAAGGCTTAAACCGTACTCCCTCATGGTGACGGAGCATTTTTATAGCCTTGTCGCTTACGTTCATTTCTTGCTAAACGCTTGTGTCCCGAACCAAAACGAAACAATTGACGCCCAAATCGTCTGGGTATCGTCATCCCACAGATTGTCCAGAGCAACGGTGAAATCTATTCCGGTATGGATCGCATAGTAAAAACCAAAGACTTCCACAAACGCGAACATCAGGAACATACCGTAGGTTATCGCTGGCCTTACTAAAGCTCGAAGGTTGATAACCCAAACGCTTGCACCCTGACCAATCGCAATGTCGTGGGCATACAGAGCTTGACGTTCCTGCACCGCGACTTGTGCGTGGGACACCTCTGCGCTGATCTGTAGCTGCTCAGTCTGGATATGCTCGATGCGTTCTTGGGCTTCCAGGCCCGCTTTCTTGAGAGCCAGTTCACGCTCGGTCTGGAGTGCCGCCAAAGCCAATTCATGCTTCTTGTCGGCGCGGTCTTGAAAGAAATCTAGTATCTTGGGAACGCCACCAGAAAGAAATGAAATTACAGTAGTTAATAGAGTAAACATTGTTAATTCTTTTTTTGGACATTTTTAGATTTGTTTTTGGACATTTTATTAACTTTGTGTCCAAAAAAATGTTTTTTAATTGCAATACTCAAATAAGTAAATGCAATTATTGCAATTCCAACATCCTTAAAAACCCATAAGGGAACATCAACATCTGATGGTGATACCCCCGTAGAAAGATATTGAACATTTCTAAAAGATTGGCAAATAAGTCCAATAACAGCGATTATTAAACCAACTTTGTGCCAAGTCGGATAAAGACGCATTCTTTCAGATAAAGAACCAACAAAAATAATAACCGCCGCCGATAAATCCATAATCGTTATAACAACAAAAAAAATAAATTCCCAGTTCATTTGGATTTTCTGCGTTTTTTGTTAATTGTAGGTTTTATTCCTTTTAACTCTTTTGCTACTTGTAATATGTCTTGTCCTTCTCGTTTGTCAAAAAAATTGGCGACGAATGATATAAGACCGACACTAAGAACACCGATGCAATAACCAATACCCAAAGCAGTATCCGCTTCATTAATATTTAACCCTAAATAATGGGCAGCAACTCCACCCAAAGCAAAAGAAGCGGCTACAGATATACCACCAACAATAGCGCCAGCTACAAGTTTTCCATGTTGATGAAGCTGTTTTGGTTGCCAAAAAAAAGATATAGATAAACCGCCAAAAAAACCTGCTATGCCAGAAAGCAATTTTCCAATTGCAAAACCGCTACTCACAGGCTCAGACATTTTTTAAATGCCCTCACCTGGAGTGAAATAACATTCAGATGTAGATGTCTCAGTAATGTAAGCAATATATAAAGGATTGGACGGTGAAAACTGAAATGGCACAGTATAAGTTTTTATGCTGCCAGGAACAGAAACCAAACAATATGAAGCATTACTTCCGCTTCCAGTAGGAGCAGTAACCGTAACATTAGATAAATTACTTACGTTGAAATATATTGGCTGTCCACCTTGAGTGCTTTGATGATTGGAAACACAAATCTGGTTGCAAACTCCATCAGGAGTGATAGTGACGCTTTGACTGGTTGTGTTAGCACTAGCCTTAGTAGTTTTCCCCATTGATTGAAATGGAATATTGTTTGCCATGTTAGTACACTTTACGTCCAGGTTTAGTCGTGCCGTTTACTTTCTTTTCATCAAAACAAAAAGACGCCCTAAACCCGCCCTCTGGCATGGTTCCGGGTTTCCAATATTGTTTTTTTGAAACCGCATCCTGCGGGATTTGTACTCGAACAGGTTCCGCTGGTTCTATTTCTTTATAGTTTTTCATCATCTTTTTCCTTGGTTTTTAGTACACAAAAAGAAAACAAAGCAAAAAAAGCACTCATTCCCAATCTCTCTAATGTAGGCTCATACATAGTCCAACATGACAAGCCAAAAACCATCATCAAAGAAATTATCGTCAAAACCTTGTCAGACAAAACCTGCAACGCAATTCTTATTAACGCAATGTTGTCCATCAATATCCCCTTTATAAAATATTTTAATATTAACTGCTTTCATCTTCATCCGTAAGAAAACCGCTCCCCCATTCATCATCACTTATTTTTTGTTTTACTTTTTCAAGATTTAAAGCTCGATCAATAACCTTGGTTTTATCAGTCAAACTAGCAGTAGGATCATTCATCACTTGTTGAAGCAAACTACTGATAGCTTTTTCAAGGTCTGGATTTATGCTTTTAGATTTTTTGCTCACCGATAACCTTTTCGCTTCATTTCTCGCATTTTCTTGCGATCTTCTTTTCTAAGTCTTTCTAGGTTTCGTCCGGCTTCTTTACTGCCTTCGGCCTCTCTCATGCCGCCTTCACGTTCATTTTTCCTTGCACGTTCTTCAGGGCTGAGTAATTGTTCGTAATTCATTATTTTCTTCCTTTACGTTTGGTTTTTCTTGCTGAACTAAGACTAGCTGCAACCGCTTGTTTTTGAGGATATCCCTCCCTCATCATCTTGCGAATGTTCTTGCTAATCGTTTTCTTACTGCTACCTTTAGCGAGTGGCATGGTTACTCTCCTATTAATCCAGCTTCTCTCAATCCCATCATGGGGACTTGGATTCCGTTTCTAATCAAATTAGCAAACGCAGTTTCTATTATGGTCAATTTCCTAATATTTCCTTGAGTGACTGAATTCAGCCCAGTCAATTCTCTAGTTATTCGAGACGCTTTATTTTCTGACATTAATCCAGATTGAACAACCGCTGGCTTTACAACGGTATCCCATTCACGAATCAAATTTGGTATGTTTCCATTTGATCTACGAACCAATCCTTCAATTACTCCTTTTTGGAAATCTTTCAATCCTTGAGGGGTTGCTTTTATATAAGGCGCAAAAGTCGTAAGGTTTTTGACGGGATCAGACCCAAACACCATTTTGTCAAAAGCATTTGCAGGAGTATCTCCCAAAGCATCAATTGTTTTTTGCAAGGCATTAGCCTGATCTTTTGGGATGCTGGCTTGCTGTTCTGCTTTTGCAATTGCATCTTTTGCCTGTTGTTTTGAAGTTTCAATTGCTTCTTTGCTTTCAACCTTGGCAGCAGTCATAATTTGACCGCGCTCGGTAGCGGCTTCCCTGCCAACTTGCTTTTGCTCGGCACGGGCTTGTTGCGTTAGCATACGTTCTTGCCTTGGAATTTCAGCTCGAAGCTGAGAGGCTTGTTTTTCGCCAGCCGTTAGTGCTTTTTCTCCAGCCTTTTTTCCTTCAACAATAGTTGCCTGTATGTCTTTTCGCGGTTCAGTTACGGCAGCGGAACGGGCCTTGCCACCACGGGCCAAGATATCAGAAATAGGTTCTTCAGTCCGTAATGCCGCTTTTAATCCTTTAGCGGCACGCTCACGCACCGCCCGCAATAATTCTGGGGCTTTCTTGCCAGACAATTCTTCAGTCTTAGAAAGGTTAGCTAGGTCTTGCTGCAATGCTGTAAACGGCGGGAATTTAAGTATGTCGCTGTACCGTTTTAGCAAATCCTTAGCAGAAGAACCTTTGTTAAAAATATCGTTGGCAATGACACTTCTTCCAAGTTTTTCAAGTTCTTCATTGCTTGCGCCGGACAACGCACGATACGCTTCAACAGAACCATGCGAATCAAAAATTGATCCAGACAACTTTGCAGCATCAGTCGAATATTGAGACGCATCCCATTCGGTTTTTCCAATTAACCTGCTTCCCAATTCTGACTTGTAGTTGTTGATTGGGATTGATGCTTCTCGATACTTGTTCAAATACTCAGTCCAAGGCTTTGACTGACCACCCTTGGACACAAACTCATCTTGAATGTTCTGAACGATCTGTTTCAGATCGCCAGCCATTTTTTGTCCAATGGCATCAAAACCTTCTGCCGGAACACCAGCAGCACGATCACCCAAGAACCTTCGGAGGTACTCAAGTGATTGAAAATCGCCAGGAATGATCTGGACAATTTCCTCGCCTTTTTCATTTGTGACTAACTTTTCTTTGCCTTTTAAAGCCTTGATTACGTTCTTTATTTGAGATTCAAGCTGCGGAACAGTAATGCTAGCTTTCTTTGTTTCCGGGTCAATCAACATTGCATTGAGTTTTTTAACCGCATCTGCATAAGCTTTTGTGTTTTGGTAACTTTGACCTTGCTGTTCCAAAGTTTTTGCAACATTGAAAATGCCTAACTCAGCGCCAGACATTTGTTGTTCTCTGATTTTCTTGAATTTATTAAACTGCGTTTCTGTTGGAGAACGAGCAGCTTGTCCCAATTCCGTTTCAGTCAACGGCTGACCAATGCGCTTGCCAGCTTCTTCAACATAGCTTCGAGACACTTCCGCACGTTTGCGGGTTTTTGTAAGCAATGAACGAAGTCTCGTAACTTCAGCGTCAGAATTACGCAAGAATTCTTCAACCTGTTGCTGCGTATCTTTTTCAATGGCCTCTGCTGCCTGGTACATTTGCTGCCGTTGATACCGCGCTTTCCCAGCAGCAGCGTCACGCAGTTTTTTTGCAGTATTACGAGCTTCTTCTAGTACCTTAGTTGCCTCTGCTTCAGTTGTCATTTTGAATTGAGACAGGCGCTGTTCATACTGTCTGGCAATGTTTGCAGCAGTTTGTTGCGCTCTTTCTCCAACAGCTTCTCCAGCAGAGACACCGCGTTGAGTTGCAGCAGCGGCGGCTTTTTCTCCCTGTTGAATCAAAGATTTGGCAAAATCTTCTGCTTGCGAAGAAATCTGTGCTGCACGGGCATTCAACAAACCAATGTCATTGTTTACACCAGACTTGATGCCAGACAACAAACGGTCAAAATTTTCTACGCTAGCAGCAGTTCCAATAGCGTTGATGGCGTCTTGTTTTTGTTTTGTATACGCTGCTTGTGCTCGGTTAATGTCAACCACATCTTTGGTTATTGCTCTAACAAGTTGTCCGGCTTTTCCGGTCAAGAAAGTTGTTGCAGCAGAGACAGGAACAGAACCAACAACAAACCGAGTGGCTTCAGCGCCAAGACCAGGTTCATCAACCATTTCATAGACTTGTCCTGCGGTTTCAGCGGCTGCGCCACTAAGACCTCCGCTGATTGCGCGACTTGTTCTAGTGCCGCCAATAAAAGGGGCCATGCCAGTGGCAAACCTACCTAATGGCGAAACGAATGGCAATCCCGTTGATTGGGCAGCGCGTCCTCCAACAGACAAAATTTCTGGCAAGAATGCACCACCAACAACCCCGCCTGCCGTAGAAGTTGCAAGTTCGCCAAGTCCAAAATCTTTACGACTACGATCTGGTTTAGAAGGCTCCGGCGTTATGCCAGCCTCTTTTGCTGCTTGTTGTTGACGAAATTCAACAGACGGAATAGGAACGTCATCAAAAACTATTGATGATTTTTTTTGTGTTGGCTCAATTTGTGGTTGGTCTGAAACAGATGACGTTGGATCATCAAATTTAATAGGCATAATTATTCCACCGTAGCTGATTTACCGCCAACAATAATTTTTGTTCCACTGGGTAATCCTGCTTCTTCTGCTTCTTTAACCGTATTAAATTTTGGGGTTCCACTTGCTGTAGCAATAAATGGTTGCGCTTTATCGTAAATTTCATTCAATTTTAAATCTACGCCCCTGCGTAAATAAAATTCTTGTGAACTACGCAATGATTCTTCAACATTTTTTCTGTTTGACTCTAAAAACTGTAAGAACACTTTTGGATCATCTGTTATTCTTGGCACAGTTCTTTCATATCTTGGCAATTCATTGGCAGTAAGGTTAGCGCCATACAATGAGTGTCTATCTGGGGCAATAACTGATTCTAATTTTCCTATGAATTGGCTTAACGCTGCTGCATTAGGATATTTATTCGGGTTTGCTCTTGCAACTGCCATCATTTTTTCTGATACAGAGCCACCGCCAGGAATCGCTGATAAAGCAGTTCTCAAACCTGGTGATAATTGATATTTATCTTTGTTTTTTTGGTAATCTTCAATTAAAGAATCATATTGTTTTATAAGAGAAGCTTTTGCTTCAAGTTTTTGCTCTGCGACTTTCCCAATTCCACTGGTTTTTTTATCGCCAGCAGCACCTTTAGACTCCGCCCTGATCTGAGCCGCACGTTCTCTTGATGCTATATTTTGTTGGTGTCTTATTTCAGCTTGTCTTTCTCTATACAAAGACATAGCCATTTGTTGTTGTTGTTGGGTGAATCCTTGTTCCGTTTTAAAAGAAGATTCCAAATTTTTTAATGCTTGATCTGCTCTGCCTTTGTTCAAATCAGCAGTAACTATTGAATTTGCTCCAGCTATTCTTGCGGCAGTTTCATACTTTAGCTTTGCTGCTTGATAATTAGTTGCTGCAAGTTTTTGTCCTTCTATTAGATTTTTATATATTTCATCCCTGTCTGCTTTTACTTTTGCAAACGATTTTTCAAAGTTCCTCATTTCTTGTTGCCATAAATCTTTTCTCCCTGACCTCCATCCATTAAGAGCGCCAGTCAAAGATTCCAATCCGGCAATTGCGTTTGCTTTTCCACCGGAGCCAACAAGAAAACCCATTGTCATTATCATGCTTCCCAAGCCGGCCAAAGTAGACAAATCTTCTTGGGTCGGCTTGTGAGTTGGCAAGGGGTTGTCAGATAACCTACCTTGGTACTGAAGTTGAAGGTTTTCTAGGCCAGATATATATTCATCACCAGCTTTTACTCCAGCTTGTGCAACGGTTTTTTCTACTTCAGATTTAGCTGTTGCCAGTTGTTCTGATGCTTTTTGCTGTTCTTTTAATAAAGGTTCTCGTTGTTTTTCATATTGTTGAAAAGCCTCTATTTGAGGTTTTATTGCTTGTCCAGCAGAAGAAAAATCTTCTGGTGAATAAAATTGGCTAGTCAATGATGATTTGGTTGCCATGATGATTATGCCGGTTGGTTAGGTTGCATTCCCATAAATCCTGCCAAAGCACCACTAAATGCTTTCATTGCCGCAGATGCGGATTTATCTTGCGATAATCCTGTTTGAATTGCTCTAAATGCATATTGATCGCCAATCTGTGCAATACGCAAACCAGCGTTATATTGAGTGTCTAAAAGTTGTTGTCTGATATTTTCCAACAACATTTGATTTCTCATAACGTCAGAAGGTTGTGCAGTCCCTGATCTATACTTTGGAGCCAATTGAGCTTGGGCAGCTTGTATCCGTTGACGGTTAGCCGGAGTCAATTCCCCTCTCAGCGCCGCCTCTTGCATTTGTTTACCTATTTGTTGTTGTTGCGTTCCAAGTGCGCCTATTTCAGATTTTGCCTGTTGAGCTTGTTTTATTGCCCGCCTTCCTTGCAATCCGGCAAGTAGACCTCCACCAATTCCCAAAGCACTTCTAATCGCAAGATTTCTTTTTTCTTGCGGAGTCATATTTTTTGTAAATTTTTCCCATGCACTTTCTTCTGGTGTTCTTGCCGCTAATACAGAACGTTCTTCTACAGGGGCTATAGGTTCAACTGGGCCTTGAGCTGGGGCTATAGCACGAGGCATTGTTCCTGCTTCTATGGGTTGAGGTGCGGCATATCCCTCCATGGGAATGTATGAAGGAACAATTCCTGGGTAAGTAGAACCGTAATCTGTAAAAACTACACCGGGAGCAAATTGGGTAGCTTGACCTTCAGCGGGTAATTGACCGCCGGGGTACAAATCTGGATAAGATGCAGCAACCTCTTGCGGAGACATTTCTTGACCACTAGAGTCATATACCCCAATATCTCCTTCTTCATAGTATTCAGGCAATCCGGTTTTAGGATTAATGGTTCCTGAACCACCTTCTTTTTTAAGTTTTTCTGCTTCTTTGGGTGTGATGTGTGCAAGTATTTTGTCACCACGGCGACCTTGAGATTGCAATAGTTTTGCAATCATGGGCAAGGCTTTCACATTAGTTGTGAACTCAGTTTGCAACAATCGAGCAATTTCTTTAGCCATTTAAACACCCAATCCTTCTTGAAGATTTTTCAAAGAAGCTATATTCCATACGTTTTTACGTTTCCCGCCAGTGCGTGAGGATTCAATATCTCCCTCTCCCATGGCCCTGCTAGGCGAAGCAGCAGCACCTAACATAGCCGAGGCGCTAGGCGAATATCTACCTACAGGAGCTACGGAAGTGGTTTTTTGAGTAGGAATTCCCATGCCCAAATTAAACACCTGTGACAATACACTTGGAGATACAGATACTCCAGATGTTCCGGGCGCGTAAGTTGTAATTTCCCCCTCTTGAGGCAACACGCCTCCAGGGTATAAATCTGGGTATTGGGCAGCAACTTCATCAGGGCTTAACATTTCACCTTCAGGACTAAAGATCGGATAGTCCATTGGGTCTAATTGACCGCGTACAGGTCTTTCATAAGTAATAGCCTCCCCACCTGGAAAATAAGTGGTTTCTTCTGAAGGCTCAGGAACACGACCGCCAGGGTACAAGTCTGGATAGGTTTGGGCGACTTCTTGGGGGCTTAGTTGTTCACCCGTTTCAGACCTAACTGGCTCATCAAACTGTATATCTGTTTGCGGATAAGTTGGTGTAAACTCACTTTCCGGCTGAAACTCAGTTGGAGCCAACTCTTGCGGAGCGCCCTCTCCAGCCGCGCTAGGTTCAATCGCGGCCGGCATGGTTTCTGAGGTGGTGACATCAGTCCCAGGCTCAGACGTAATGTCTTTTAAAGCCTCAGAAGCTCCGGCAGACGCTCCTCCTAGCAAAGCTGCCCTTCCTATATCCTGACCAGTCAGACCAGCTCTAGTAGCCGCTCCTGCGGCTCCAGACGCTACTTTTCCCAAATCACCACCAACAAGTTCCCCAGCAGTAGAACCTGCTAATGAGGAAAGACCTCCAACAGCGCCACCTTTCAAAATATCTTGTAAATCCCCGCCTTGTGCTGCTGCTCTAGCAGCACCTTGGACTACGGGATTTTGAATAAAAGAACTTAATCCCCCTGCTGGCAATATGGAACTAAGCAATCCTTGTCCAATTGCTATTTGTACTGGCAATGGTACTAATTCAGCGCCGCTAAACCCTGCATCAGCAGCAGGAGGAGCATAAGTTTGATATCCCGGCAATCCGGCTTTAGGGTCTGTCAGGATATAGTCAGTTCCACCAATATTAGTAAAACCAGCAATCGGTGAATCAAAATAAGTAGCGTCACCTTGATTCGATGAACTACGAATACGCCCTTCGTTTGTGACTTGAAACTCAAACGGGTTAAGTCCAGCCTGAAATGCGTTATACAAGCGACCATCAGGCCCACGAACCACCATGGCATTGTTAATGTCTAGACCGGTAGTGGGCGCAGGTACTCGACCTGAAGTTGGAATGACATTTTCAATCCAAGGTTTTGAAGTTAGTTGCTCATTGTCAGATTGCATCCAGCTAGTTTCAGGGCGACCCGTCCACTCCCACTCCATAGTGATTGGGTTTTGAACATAGTTTGGCGTGTAGCCCCAGTTGGTTGGATTGATTGCCATGATTTTTTCTAAGTAAGATTTAAAGAGTTAGCTATAGCGACATGAATGTTGTAATGCTGATTTAACCAATCGTAAAAATCGCTTTCAACGTTCCAATCTGTATCTAACAAATTAAAAGGATTTTCTAACCCTAACAAACTAGCAAACGCTTGATGTTCAACTTGATGAGCTAATAACCAATCATCTAAATTATCAATGTCAGCATCAATGATCGGAAATATTGGTAGGGTAATTCCTTGATCCATAAATGTCTGTTGAAACAATCTATGTTCCAATCCATTTTCCCAAAGAAATTCACCCAGGCTATCCCGATCACCAAACTTCACCATTGATAAAGCATCAAAATTCATCAGAATGTCCCATTAACGCCATTTCTTGCTGGTATTGTGTTAATAATCACCCAATTGCTATTTGTGCTCTGAACTTGTAAACCTTGATATTGATAACTTAAGGCATAACTGGCTAGACCGTCAATAGTTTGAGATAGTGTCGTTGATATAGTCACGGCATTAGCAGAAGAATCAATTTTCTTTATTGTATAAATCTGTCCAGACGCATTAACGGCTGTTGGTAGCGTCAATGTAAAAGCTGCGGTGGACGCATTTGCCAAAACAGTAAAATCTGTTGTAGTTAAAGTGTAATTTGCCGTTTTAGTTACAATCGTTGCATATACGCCACTCGTACTCATCGTTGTAAATACGCCGGTTGAAGGCGAAGAAGCCCCAATTGGCGTACTATTAAGACTATCTAACGTCAACGCTACGTTCTCAATAGTTCCTCCAGAAATAGTGACGTTATTGGCGTTTTGAGTCGCCATTGTCCCCAAACCGGAAGTAGAAATCGTTACGTTTGACCGAGTATTGTTACTGTCATTAGCGGTTGTTATCGTTATGTTTGTGCCAGGAATAAAGTTAATTACCGGCTGAGAACCAACAACAACACCATTATTTTGTACTGTGACCTTCTGATTAGTGCTATTAGCCGTGGAATTTAACGTTACGTTACCCGTCAAAGCACCACCACCCGATAAACCTGTACCAGCGATTACATTTACCGTATTTGCAACCGCTCCAGAAACGGCAGAAACATCAATGGCAATAGATGCATTGGCGGCAGCGGTCAACCTTCCATAAGCATCTACCGTGAAAGTGGCAACCGTACTAGCGTTTCCATAGCTTGCAGCAGTTACGGTAGTAGCCACCAAATCAATAACTGGAGTAGTTCCTCCAGTAGAAGATACTCGACCAGATGTTCCGCTAACAGAAGTTACATACGTTCCAGACGGTTGTTTGCTATTAAATGTTGACCAATCTGTGCTGGTCAAATAACCGTTAGTGGTTGCATTAGCCGCCGGAATGGAAATAGCGGGCGTTGTTCCTCCACTAGATACTACTGGAGAAGTCCCAGTAACGTTGGTAACGTACGTTCCCGATGGCTGTTTATTGTTAAAAGTTGTCCAATCCGTACTGGTCAAATAGCCATTTGTTGTGGCATTCGCAGCGGGCATTGAGATAGCTGGCGTGTTACCGCCGGAAGAAACTATAGGCGATGTTCCTGTAACGGAAGATACGTTTCCTGTTCCGGGCGTATATCCCAAGGCCGTAGTAACATCAGAACTGGAAAGCGTAACCTCGCCAGTTCGGGTATTAAATGACGTTACTCCAGAATTGGTAAGAGTGACGTTTCCGGTTAATTGACCACCACCTGAAAGACCCGACCCCGCAATAACATAGGTAGTATTAGGGGTAGCGCCAACATCTGAAGCAGACAAAACAACAACGCCGGTATAACCATTAACAGACAATACAACATCAGTATTGTCTATTTTTTCCCATACAGAGCCATTAAATACAGCCCAATCACCTATTTCCCAATCAGTAATGCCGTCTAAATTAGTAGAGCCAGCAACCGACACAACATAGTAATCTCCTTTATTACCAACACCTGATTGCAATACAGGATTGTTGGTAGAAGCGTTCCAAGTTCCCTTATAAACAAGGGAACCTAATACGTTGATATAGTTGCTGACTGTTTTAAGCATTACGATCCATCACCAGGAGTGATGTAAATATTTGCTGTTGATGAAGATGTAATCCCAGTAAAATAGGCATTAGGCATAAATGTTAAAATTTCATCAGTTCCAGCCAACAAAGGAATAGCCATTCCTGTTGTAGAAACTATAGATGCGTTATTTGACGCATCATTAGCAGTATTCCCATATCCTAAAAATACAGTTACAGAACCAGCATTAAGAATACGATATTGATTTCCTCCAAGCGTGGAAGAAACAGCTTGCACTGGAGTTGGAGCAGAAGTATTAGCAATAAAAGCAACGGTATTGCCAGTCTTTGTAAAAGAATTAGTGGACATTATTTATCTCCGATAACCTGTTTTTGATCTGTTTGATCTTGTATTTGCAAGGTTGCTTGTTGTTGAATCTTTGCAATCAATCCTTGAACTTGCACAAACGGCAACTGTCCCAAAGCTGTCAAAACACCGTTAACCTCATTTACTTCAAGTTCCAACTTAATCATCACAACCCCCAGTCATCCACAAAAATAAAAATATAACTAGCGAAATAATTCCAAAAATAACTAGAACGCCAATTATTTCTATCACTTCAAATTCTTTAGAACAAAACAATTTGACACAACAATCCCCGCATACATCAAATTGATACTGCCTAAAACGTAAAGCTCATAACCAAAAAATAAATCATTAACGTACATCGCCATAATAAAGGCCAGAACGATGATCTTGCTCAAGCCCAGCGCCTCATCCACACCTATCATCGACATGAGCTTGGCTAATGGCCCGTTCAGCTCCTTGCCGCCAGCTTTCAAAATTTGGTGCGTGGTGATGCAGTCCAGAATGAACAGGAATGCGAGCGAGGCGATTAGGTAGTCGCTCATTTCACCGCCTCTAGCGGCGCTTTGTCATCAAGATCGCCGTATTTGTCTATGTATTTAATGAGTTTTGTTTGTGTGGCTTCGGCTAATTCTTGAACCTGAATAAACATTGCTTGTAACCTTGCGGAATCGTCTAGCGCGGCATTTCGTTGAGTAGCGAGTACGTTCACTATCTTTTGCGCGTCGATATTCATTCCTTCTCCTTTAGTGGGGTTAATCATTAGTGGTCTTGGCGTAGATGTGTTGTTTATACATTGTAGAATCCAGTAAATCGGAAAGCATTAACAGAGGTATCCAAAGCCACAAGTGAAGTAGCTCCGTTTTGTAGTGCGGTTAAATACATCGTGGTGCTGGTGCCGTTAATGTTTAACACCGGCACGCCTGTAATAGTTAGACCGTCTGCCAAAACAAAAATAGGGTGTGCGCTACTCGCAGCAGGAGCGAACGGAAGTCCAGATAGATTGATGTTTCCCGCACCTGTATGAGCCGACCATGCTAAATCGCCATATATGTAGACCGTGTTTCCTATTTTTGTATAGCGCCCGGTCTGCGTGGAGTAAGTTCCTGCTCCGGTGGTTCCAGATCCCTCGATAACAGGAGTCCAAGTTCCTTCTTCGTAATCATCCAGCGTATTAGCATTAGCAGAAGCGTTTTGCGAAGCGGGAAATTTAATTTGCCCTGCTGTGGCGGCAGAAATATCGAATAAACCAGCTACGCTACTCGTCCCCGTACCGCTTACGGTGAGGTTGCCCGTAGTACTCAGAGTGCCGGAGGTGTCAACAGTAACCGTATTTGTCGCGTCTGAATAAAGTTTTACACCGAGATAACCACGCAATTCCAGCCATGTATTTACTGTGCCCCCACCGCTGATTCTGATGGAATCCGTGTTTGTTGAGCCAGTAAGAACATCAAATGTTCCGCTGGAAGTTGCAGAAGGCTTTACGGTTAATTTATTTCCAGGAGAACTCGTCCCTATCCCCAGATTCGTCCCATCAAACACCAGCGCACTACCCGTGGTCAGCACCTTGCTGCCGTCGAGGTAGGCCACACCGTTAGCAGTGCCTCCGGATAACGTGACATTGCCTGACGCATTCAGCGTCGTAAACGCGCCTGTGTTTGGCGTAGTTGCGCCAACCGTACCGTTGATGTTAATGCTGGCTGTACCAGTCAGATTTGTTACCGTACCACTCGAAGGAGTACCGAGCGCCCCGCCATTAACTACGAAGGCTCCAGCGGAGCCGACGTTTACTGCAAGCGCGGTGGCTACGTTTGTACCGAACCCAGAAATACCAGAAGAAACAGGAAGGCCAGTGCAATTGGTCAAAACACCAGATGCGGGTGTTCCTAACGCTGGAGTAGTAAACGTAGGACTAGATAAAGTTAGTCCAGATACAGAAGTAGTAGTATTTCCTAGATAAAGATTTGTACTTCCCAAAACAATAGCAGTTGCAAAATTGCTATCTAATTGAGAAAGAGGAATAGAAGATGTTGAACTTGCAAATGTGTATGGAACAGCCATTTTAGAACCTCGCTCTTAATTCATGTTCAAATTCAAATCCGTTAACAACAAATCCACGGGTATTTGAGGTTAATGTTTGTCCTAAATATTTACCCCATTGTTCGGCATCTGTTTTGAACAATGTATAACCAGAAGTAATCCAAGGTATTACGACACTTGAATTGTTAATCCATGATATTGCGTTATTAGACGAGTTATACCAAACAATTGAATTTAATAAAGTATATTGAGGACTGCTACTGATTTCACTATCAACAGTTGCATATAAAGTCCCAGCAGTTGTCAATGTTGCTTCTATTGCAATTTTGAGAGCTTGTTTATCCCTTATAGGATCGCCCATTGGCAACAAAGCCGTTTGTATAACGCTAGAAGTATTATCAGTTGTATTTGAATACAACTTAAATAATTGATTATTTTCTATTCCATATAAAGAAATAACTCCACCATAAGGAACAGAAGTAATGTGATTTAAAGAATTTCCTTGGCTAGTAAAAAACCATTTTTTATCAAAAAACACCGCTTGTATAAACCTGGAACCACCGTAATAGTTTTGTTTAAAATTAAATGCAGCACACAAAATATTGTTAATAAGAACCTGTCCTGATGTAATTGGATAGGTAAAATCAATTGTCGGAAACAAACCATCTAAAGCATCCGAAATTTTGCTGGTTGTTGATCCAATCAAAGCATATATTCCATAATCGTTCAAAAATAAAATTGAACGAAAATAAGGAAATATCCCTTCTTTCCTTTTTGATCCTACAGATGCGCTTACGTTTGTGTTAGTAAATAAAGTAAATCCGTTAGTGTCAACTCTAACGTCAGAAAAAACATTAATACTGTCATCACCAAAAATATAAAGAAAATTATTCGCAGACAATATTTGTTGAATATTTCCATGGAGAGTTGAATCTGTTAATACAATCGAGCCAGCAGATACAGAAGTAAAATCTGTATATGAATTTGCTGCTGTATACGCTACAGTTCTTCCAGAAGATATCCAAACCCTACCAGAGAATGAAGAAATACCAGAATTTTCATTAGTGTTTATAAGTGCTTTTGCTGTCGCGTTACTTCCACCTCCGCCAGAAATAGTGACAGTTATATTTGATGTGTTTGTATATCCTGAACCGCTATTGGACATAACGACAGCAATAACCTGGCCTCCAGATAAAACTGGAACAGCAGCAGCATTGGTTCCACCACCCCCAGAAATGCTTACCGTTGTATTTGAAACATTTGTGTAGTCACTTCCTCCGTTTGTTACAAGAACGGAGACTGTTCCAGTTTTAAAAGTTGTAATGCCAGCAACAGCACTTGCTCCAGAACCACCACCACCAGAAATAGTGACTGTTGGGGCCGTTGTATAACCGCTTCCAGCTTCAGTCAAAGTTATTGTGGTGACAGCCCCACCTGAAACGGTAGCCTCTGCAAGTGCTAAAACTCCATTTGAATCATTGGGGGCAGAAATAGTTACTGTTGGAACATTGGTATATCCTGTTCCTCCAATGGTCACAAATACGCCACCGACAGAACCAACAGAAACTAAATTTGTCCCATCCCAAGTGTAATAACCCTTACTAGGATCAACAATTAAAACTCTTTCATCTTTCCATTGGCTTACTTGAACACCAGTATTTGAAAATGTTCCTGTAACAGCAACGTTTCCAGTAGTTGAATCATTAATATTGAAATATTCAGACCTGCCATTTTCTTCAAATGCAAGTATGTAATCTTTATTATTTATAGAACATGAAAATAATCCATTAACTGTATTTCCAAAAGTAACGGATGTATTTCCAGAATCAACTACATTACTTCTTGAATTTACTATTTTTATGTTGGCGAACCCAACGGGTTGAGCATTCTCAATCCAAGAGAATTCTCCGGCATCAATAGCAGTTCGATTGGCTTTTGTATTTACGCCCTTGAACTCCTTGATAACTTGATATGATTTTTTTTGCTCAGCAGCAGCCATATCAATAAGGAGTTGAGTAAGGGTTTGGCATCCTACGAGTGTAAGTTGTAGCTAAGACAGATTGAGCTTGCAATTGATATTGCTGCTTGAATATCTCAGCTTCACCATACGATTGTTCTTTAAATTTAGCTTTGTAACAGGCGTAAAAAGCTACTGGCACTGTCCATGGATCGGGAATTTCATCAATCTGTGATGATGTAGTTAGATCGGTAGGCAAAATTACCGTATCTATTTCCATGGTGTAATTTTGGTCTGGAACGGGGCCAATATACAAACTTGTAGGCCCATACATAGAAAAAGCAATGGGCTGGCCGATATAGTTCTGCCAATATCTCAATTGAGCGTTGAATTGAGTCCAGGGCATATAACGCATAGGAACCCTGGTATTCCCCCAATAAAGGTTAATGTTGACCACATCCATGGTCTGCATTCCTTCAGGGAAATCAGCAGAAAATGTATAAACTTCTTGGTTTTGTACTGCTGTAACGGTTTGAATTTGTCTCAAACATCCAGTGTCTCTTACAAGACGCTGACGAGCAGAATTTATGTAATCTGTTAGTTCTGCATCTGAATAAAAATTTCCGTTTGCATCATGTAGCAAACGCCGACATTCTGTAATGTAGTCGGAAAGAGTTGTAGACATCTATATCCCATCATCTTGAACGTGATTGGAAATTTCCCTCCACCTTCTTTTCAGAAGGTAGAGGTACTTGTTCCACCACCGGGGATAAAAAGTGGTTCTGTTTTGGTTGTTTTTCCGTAATAACAAACTTTTCTAGTTTTTGTAATCCATCTGCAATTTCATTTGCAGTTGAACACAACCCTAACGGGGCTAGATATTTTTCTTTATTGTTATCTTTGTAACCAAAGATGTGACAAGCCGCGTCTAAAGGTATTTCTAATGATTTTTTACTTTCAAAAATCATTTCTTTACCTCCATACTCAAACGCGAACGTTTTTATATTGTTATTTGTCACTAATACGGTGGTCATTACAGACTTACAACGTCACCAAAAATAGTTATATCGCAAGTACCGTTTGTGACAGCAGTATTGACTTTTACATACAACGCATGAGCAGTATAAACAGTTGTAGCAGATGCCGTAGACAACGGAATATCTTGCCAAGTCAAATTGCTTGTTACGCTTGATAGTACCGTTACGTTTGACACGGCGTTTGATGCGTTTCCATCAGAAGATGTCAAAACAACAACATTCGCCGTGTTAATCGTAGCGTTAGCGTTTGCAACGGTAATCTTGCGAACAATGTATGCGGTTCCAGAAATAATAGGAATTGTAACCGCAGTATTACCAGTCGATCCAACAGATGCACCGGAAGCCTTACCCAATGCAATTCCATCAAAACGATCGGTATACAAAGAACCTACATGGTTCGCAATCATTTTTACTCCTTACGAAGCATAGGTACTGCCAACGGCTTGACCGCCGTTGATAGTTACTAGAGTGGCGGTAGTGTTGGCATTAACAGC